ACCTCATCCAACGAACCCATCGAGGTCGAATACAGTTTCGACGCGGGCGAACGTGAGGTCACATACTACACGGACGGATCGGGCCACCCATCAACGCCGTCATCCATTGAATTGGTCCGTTTCAAATTCAAAGGAATCGACATCACCAACCTTGTTTGGGCGTTGGTTAACTCCGAAGCGATTGAGGATTTGGAATTTGAAATCAATGAATTCGAGGAGAACGGTGGCGGATTCGACATCACAGATTTTTTTGAGTAATGGGAACCACACCAAAATCAAAGGCATTGAAAGCCATTCAAGGAACCATCCGTCCCGATCGTGACATCACACCCCGAGCGTCAACGGTTGATCGCGATGAGTTCCCCGAACCCGTCATCAAGCTGAATGAACGGGCGCGTACATTTTACGACCTCACCATCGACCACCTCAATGACGCGTCGGTACTATACCCCGTCGACGGGATGTTGTTGTCCATTCTCGCCAAAAACATCGACATCATGGTTGAGGCCGCCAACGAAATCAATGACCTCGATGACGTGGTCCAGGAATTTGACTCGGGAGCCACCAACATCACGGGGACGTTCACCGCATTCGAGCGCGCCACCAAAAACGTTTTGACGTTGTCATCCAAATTGGGGTTGAGTCCCGCGGATCGGGAAAAACTCATGTCGTTTTCAAACTTGAAATCCGACACGGTCGACCCATATGAATCCCTCAAACATCGCGCGATGGGATGACAGCGTGGGACCAATACGCCCAGGACGTGACCGACGGAACCATCGTCGCGTCAAAGTGGGTTCGACTCGCGTGTCAAAGACACATCGACGATTTGGTCGAGGGTCATTCGCGTGGAATTTGGTTTGATGAAAATGACGCCCACCGATTCATCCAGTTTTTCGAACAGTTTTTGAGCCACACCAAAGGCAAGTGGGCGGGACAACCGTTCCTCCTTTTGCCGTGGCAACAATTCCTCGTCGCCTCCATTTTCGGTTGGAAAAAGGACGACGGATCGCGGCGGTTCTCGACCTTGTATTGCCAGGTCGGACGCAAGAATGGCAAAACCCAATTGTTGGCGGGGATCGGTTTGGCGTTGTTGGACTTTGACAATGAACCCGCCGCGTCGGTTGTGTTTGCGGCAACGAAAAGGGATCAAGCCAAAATCGCCCATGATGAGGCCACGCGAATGGTCAAGGCATCGCCCGCACTCAACAAGCGCGTCACCGTACTCCGAAACAACCTCACGGTCAAATCCACACATTCAACCGCGGAACCATTGTCATCGGATGCAAAGTCCGCCGACGGGTTGTCCGTGTCATGTGCGGTGTTGGATGAATTCCACGCACACAAGGACGCCGACTTGTTGAACGTTTTGAAATCGGCAACAGGGGCGCGCACCAACCCACTCATTGCCGTGATCACCACCGCGGGATTCAATATCGGTGGACCTTGTTTTCAATTGATGCGGGGCGCGGGTGAAGTGTTGGAGGGCAAAACCTCCGATGACAGCTTGTTCGCCCTCATGTACACGTTGGACGATGATGACGATTTCACGGACCCGTCGGTGTGGATCAAAGCGAACCCATCAATGGATGTGTCGATCCCCGCGTCATACCTGGAAAAAGAATTGGTCCAGTCCCAAAACTATGGTGGGTCCATGTTGGTGAATTTCCGCACCAAACACATGAACGAATGGGTGTCATCATCGGCGACATGGATTCCCGATCACGTCGTTGTTCAGGGTGACACGATCATTGAACCCAACCCCACACAACCATGTTGGGGTGGACTCGACCTCGCGTCCGTTGGCGACATCACCGCCCTCACATTGGTTTGGCCACACGAAGGTGGATACATCACACGATCGTGGTTTTGGTTGCCCGAAGACGCGGTCGAAAAACGTATCCAGTCAACAGGGTCCCGCATGTACGAGGATTTCGCAAACCTGGAAAACGTATTCATCACCGATGGCAACGTCACCGACTACGATTCAATTCGACGGTTCGTCACTGGATACCATATCGAGGACGGGCGGGTCAAGTACGATTCCGACGCACTCGCCACCCGATACAAAATCGAGGCCATCGCGTTTGACCGTTTCAATTCATCCCAATGTGTTTTGAATCTCGCCGCCGATGGAATCAACGTCGCGCCATTTGGCCAAGGGTTTGTCAGTATGTCCGCACCATCCAAAGAATTGGAACGACTCATGAGTGAAGGTCGAATCCATCATGGTGGTGATCCCGTGATCCGTTGGATGTTCGGGAACGTCGTGTTGAGGATGGACCCATCGGGCAACATCAAACCCGACAAGGAAAAGTCAGGCGACAAAATTGACGGTATTGTTTCACTCATCATGTCCATTGGTCAAGCCATGACGGACCAATCCAAACCCCAAACAAGTATTCCCAACAATTACACCATCCGAACATTGTGAGCATTCCACCCAAAGACCCCAAACAACTCATCCGCCTCATTGAATTGGCCCCAAAGATTTCGACCCGTGAAGGGTTTGTCGAGGAATACTTTGTCCGACTCAAAGACAGTGACACAAACGCCAACGCGTATTGGTCGGTCGAACACGACCACATGTCATTGTTTGGCCGCACACGGTACAACGGCCATGAGGTTTTCGCCTCGGTTTTGAGCCGATGGAACGCACGTCGCCGATCGGACCTTTGAAACTTGACAGCGTCAACGCGTTCGCGTCATGAATGAAGGAATTTCGCCCCAATGCGACTATCCTTCGAATTCGATTTGTTGTCCCGTTTGCGCCGAAACAAAGGTCAAACGGACGCCGAGAAACGGTCCAATATCAACGTCACCAATCCATTCATGGGTGTGTTTGGTCGCAACACCAAATCGGGTGTCGGGATCACTGAGGAGGGCGCGTTGGGATTGTCGGCGGTGTACGCCGCGATCAACAAGATTTCGTCCACCCTCGCGTCATTGCCTTTGAACCTTTACCGCGAAACCGCGGAAGGAAAAGTCATCGCCAAAGAACACCCCGCGTTTGTCATTCTCAATTCAGAACCAAACGAACAGGAAACCGCGTTCACATTCATCGAACGGATGTTGTCCGACGCCCTCATGTATGGCCGAGCATATGCCGCCATCGAAAGGGGTTCGGTGACATCGCGTCCCGTTGCATTGCACCCACTCGATCCCGAGGTCATACGCCCCGACGTATTTGATGGCCAAAAGATTTTCCGCGATTCCGATTCGGGTTCGGTGTATTACCCCGACGACCTCATTGTCCTGGAGTCATTCCGTGGCAAATCCCCCATCCGCCTCCACATGGAAAACATGGGGATCACGGCGGCGGCGATGGAATACGGCGCGCGGTTTTTTGGAACGGGTGGAAACATCGGTGGGTTTCTAATGACCGACAAGTCATTGACGGACGAACAGTACCACCGACTCAAAAACACCTGGTCAACACAACACCAGGGAATCCACAACGCGCATGAAACCGCGATTTTGGAACACGGGTTGAAGTTCGAACGATCAACGATCCCACCCGATGAGGCCCAGTTCATCGCCACCCGCAAATTTCAAGTTGAGGAGGTCGCCCGAATTTTTGGCATCCCTCCAATCCTTATTCAAGCTGAGGGGGCCACGACGTACAACAACGTCGAACAAATACTCATTGCATTCGCCCAACAAACATTGATCCCGTGGGCGCGACGGTTCGAAATGGAACTCGACCGAAAGTTGATCCCCGATCGTGAGCGCGGTGAATACCACACACGGTTTGACATGCGGTCATTGTTGCGGGGTGACCTGGATTCACGCCGTGAATTTTACGCCACCGCAATCCAACACGGATTCATGAGTGTCAACGAAGTCCGCAAAATGGAGGATTTCAATGGGATCGGCGAATCGGGTGACATCCATTTGGTCCAGGTCAACCAAATCCCATTGGATTCGGCCAAGGCATATGGTGAAAAAATCACCGCCGCAACGGGTGATCCTAACCAATAACAACAACACATGGAACGAAGATTCATCACCACATCCATTGAGGCCCGACAATCGGACGCCGAAACAAATGACATTCCCAGGGTCGAGGGGTACGCCTCCGTTTTCAACGAGGCCGCCGACCTTGGACCATTCACCGAAACAATTGACCGATCCGCATTCGAAACCGTAATGGGTGACGATGTGCGAATGTTGTTCAATCACGACCCCAATTTCCCATTGGCCCGATCCAAGGATGGTGAGGGAACATTGGAAATGAGGGTTGACGACACGGGTGTGTTTTTCTCATTCCCAGTTGGTCCCCAATCATACGCCCAAGACCTCCACGAATCCATCAAACGGGGTGACATCGACCAAGCGTCGTTCGCCTTTACCGTTGACGCGGATGAATGGGAGGAGCGTGATGGGAAACCCCATCGAAACATCACACGCCTCGGAAACCTCATCGACCTGAGCGTGGTGACATACCCCGCGTATGAGGCCACGAAAGTCATGGCGCGTTCGTTGCCTGATGTCCCAAAAGCAAATCCACCACAACAACAAACCCAAGTCGAGGAAAGGGAAACAACGGTTGATCGTGTAAAGTGGTCACGATCCAAACTCGCCCTCGCAAACCTTAAAAACCAATCATGAAAGATTCCAAAAAATTAATGGAACAGCGTGGCGCATTGGTGGAGGAACTCGAAACCCTCCTCGATACCGTCGCGACTGAGGAACGTGATTTCACGGAAGTGGAAAACACGCGCCAAGATGCAATCCACGCAGAAGTGGAAACCCTTGACAACGCGATCAAGCGCGCCAAAACAAACGAACAGGTGTTCGCAGTTGCGGCGGGTAATGCATCGTCAAAGTCCGAGGAAAAAGAAGTGGAGCAAATCCGCGGCAAATTCCGATTGACGAAAGCCATTTCCGACATCGTCAACAAAGGCCAACTCGATGGAATTGAACTCGAAATGGCCCAGGAAGGAAGGAACGAAATGGGAAAGGCGGGCGCGTCAGCGCGTGGAAACCTCACCATCCCGTCATTCTTAATGGGTGAGGCCCGAGCCAATGAAACCTATTCGGTCGATTCCGCAAGTGGTCAGGCCCAAGGCGAAGCCGTCAGAGGCACCGAACACCTCGGGATGATCGAGGGTTTGCGACCCGTTCCAGTATTGGAGCGAATGGGCGCGACCGTCATTCAGGCCACGGGCGATTTGGTGTTGCCATCATTGCCAAACGCCGAAGCGGTCAAGGTTGATGAAGTCGCAACCATCGCCAACCTCGATGGTGACTTTGGAAACACGAAGTTGACACCAAAACGTTTTGGGATGCGGATGGACTTGACACGCCAAATGTTGCACCAATCCGACCCCGCGTTGGATGCGGTCATCGCGCGTGACATGTCCGTGGCAATTGCCAACGAGCTTGACCAATACGTCATCGGAACCAACCTTTTCGGAACTTCTGAAATCACCAACGGTTCGGTCAGTTCAACAACGGTTTGCACGGCCACCGATTTCGCGGACTTAACCGCCCACGAAGGCGCGTTCCTATCGAACAACCCCGCGGGACAAAACCTCGCCTTGTTGATGGACCCCGCGATGGCGGCATACCTCAAAGGCGTGTCACAATCCGCGGGTGGTCAAATCCTGAATGTTGGGAATGAAATTTTGGGATACCCTGTTTTCGCATCCACTAACGTGGCACAACAAACAGTTGTGGCGGATACATATTTCAGTGGCATTGCATCGACTTCGACGGAAACATCCATCCGTCCAATTTTCTTTGTTGATCCATCGGATTTGTTCATTGCCAAGTTCGGAGGATTGGACGTCACAATTGACGCGCTAACGTTGGCCCACCAAGGGACCATCCGTTTGATCGCCAACATGTACGCCGACGCAAATGTCCGTCGTGCGGGATCGGTTCAGGTCCTCGCAGGATTGACAGCCGCCGCGACTCCAGCGTAAAACCAACCATGATGATTGAGAAAGGGGGCCGACGTTTTGGTCGGTCCCTTTTTTTTCACCCCTAAACCAAACCCATGAGATACCATCGCCCAACGTATTCCGCCGCCATGAGATTCCAACGGACCACATTTCCCGATGCGTTGAATGTGGTGACCCTCGCCACGGCCAAAAGCCATTTGAGGGTGGAACACTCAACCGATGACACGTTGATCACGACGTTGATTTCAGTGGCCCAAGATTTGGTCGAAGGGTACACGGGCGCGTTCCTACAAACCACCACGGGACATTTTTATTTCGACTCATTCGATGAATTCATCAACCTCCACGCGGGACCTCGACTCACCATCAACACCGAAACCGATGGGGTCACATACATGAACGACCAGGATGTCCGAACAACCATTCCCGCGATCGACTATCAAATCGAGGGGGTCGGATACCCCGCACGGTTGCGCATGATGTCCATTCCCACCGACATCAACGATGAGTTGAACGCCGTGAGGATCGACGTGACATGTGGATACACCGATGGCGACCGACCCGATGCACTCATCGCGGCCATGTTGCTCATCATTGGCCATTTGTATGAGAACCGACAAGATGTCGGGCAATTCAAAACGTTTGAAACTCCATTGGCCTCACGGTATTTGATGGAGCCGTACCGCCTCAAATCATTCACATGAACATTGGCCGCCTTGACAAACGGATCACCCACCAAAAACGAACCGTCACCAATGACAGTTGGAACCATTCGGTGGTCACATATTCGGACCGAAACACCATTTGGGCATCCGTCAATTTCAAAGGTGGACGGGAAACCCAATCCGCCGAACAGCGGGTCAATGTGGACCGCGTGTATTTCACGATTCGACCAAACACCGATGTTGAGGTGACGGACCGCATTTCATACGCGGGGGCATTCTATGACATCCAATCCATCGAAACCATTGGACGTGGGTGTGGTCATCGACTCATCACAACACGACGCGACAACGATGAGTGACATTCGAATTGAAGGGATCGACAAGTTGTCCCAACGGTTGCGACGATTGGAGGGGAAATTGGGCCGCAAAGGTGCGGTCAAGATTCTCCGAAAAGGCGCGCCACCGATCAAAAGGGAAATGAAACAATTGGCCCCAAAACGATCGGGCCGCCTCCACAAGTCCATCGCCACCAGGCGTGGCAAGAAAAACCGAGCCGCGGGGGAAAACATCATCATTGGACCCAGGGGTGGCAAGAAGGGCGCACCATATGCCCACATCGTTGAACTCGGATCAAGGGGTGGAACCTACACGGCCAAACGCGGGAAATTTTCCGTGTTCGTCCCAGGGGGTGGAACCATCCGTGTCAAGTCAATCGAACGTCGTGGGGTGAGGGGAGTGGGGTTCATCGACAAGGCATTCAAAACCAAAGCGGGTGAAGCTGAAACACGCATCGCCAAGGAAATCAACAACATCGTCATCCTATGATCGGAGAAATTGTCGCCATCCTACAAAACGATTTGACCATCGCCAACGCGGTGGGAACGTCACAAATCTTTCCCATCCAAAGGAAACAGGGGTCAGGGTTGCCCGCCATAGTGGTGGACCTCATTGACATCAAAACCAATGAAACCAAACACCAATCCAGTGATTTGGATTTCATCACGATCCAGGTGTCCACATACAGTGACAACCCCAAACAATCGTATGACCTCGCCATGAGTTGCCGAAATGAACTCGACCAATATGTCGGGACCGTAAACGGGGAACAATTGGAGGTCCGATTTGACGACCTGGAAACGGGCATGTCAGCCGAGGACGAAACGTTCATCACGATTTCCGAATACATCGTGACGGTGAAAAGGACGGCCCAATTGGGTCACACTTGAGTCACCGAAACGTCCATCACATCCCCAGGGTCAACAATGAATTCGCGTTCATTGCGACCGAGTTTCACGCCCAAAATTTCGTGGATTGTGAATTCATATTCCAGGACATAACCATTGACCGTTTCCGACTTGTAACGTTTGGCGAACCATTGCGCCGTTTCCAATGAGTCGGTCCAAGAAATCCCGACATCGTAACCCTTCGTCGACGGTTCATCGGATTGAGGAACACCAATCCCACGGAACAATGTGAATGTGGGTTGAATCGGCCAACGGTTTGAAGTCCTTGGAAATGCCTTTGGGAGTTGACGCCATGCGTGACGTTCGGTCGCGTCCATTTGATTCCAAAACACACACGGTTTTGATCCCACCAATGTGTCGCGCAATCGCTCGATCACCTCGTCCCATGCGAACCATTGTTGTTGTCCATGTTCGTCCATGCCATAAGCAAACCACCACGCCGCCAAGTATTCGTCCACGGTGTGTTGGATTTGATGAATTCCCGCATTTTCCAACCACAACAAACGTGTTTGGCCCCCCATCATGAACGCATTTTCTTTCAACGATTTTTTCGGGTCCACATCATAAAACAAAATCCGTTCATATTCGGCCACGGTTGCGGCGTCAAACCCCATGAATTCCCAAAGTCCGTACAAACGTTGTTTCCATTGTTCCATCATGAAAATCGTGTTTTGTTAGTGGGATGCAATATCGCGATGAACTTGACAACGTCAACGTGATCCCGTTGTTGAGGTGTCATTTTTGGCGTTGTGAAACTCCAAATAATCGCCACCCCCGAGGGCCGCAATTGGCCAGTTGGACACACCATCATCATTGACGATGAGGTGATGGGACGCCGCCTCATTGATGAGGGCGTCGCGATCATCCATCCAACCGTGACCGATCCACCACCGACACACAAATGTCCGTGTGAGGATGAGTCAAATGAACCGTGTGAGAAATGCAACGAAAAGGCCGCACAGGATGCGCCCAAACCAAAGCGGTCCCGACGTAAGGCGAAACCAAAAACAACCTCCAAACAATAACACATGGCAACCACAGGAACAGTAAAAGGAAACCTCGTCGGGGTGTACATCGCCGACGATTCCGACCCCGTCGGATATGACCTCATCGCATGCGGGACCAACGCATCGTTGAACATCACCAACGACATGATCGAAACAGTTTGTAAGGACAACGACGGCGCGCGTTCCGTGTTGCCTGGTCAACAGTCCATCAACATCACGATCGAAGGATTGACAGCATACAACAACGTCGGACGAACACAACTTTTCGCATCGGTCAAAGACAAAACACAATTGACCCTCCGATACGGATCGGGCGTCACGGGTGACCCATATGTCCAGGTCAACGCATACATCACCAGTTTCGAAGAAACCGCACCATTGAACGACTCAACATCATTTTCGGTGTCCTTCGATTGTGACACAATGTCAACAGGAAACTTCAGTTGATGAGCATGGCGAACGAAATGAGAGGAGAAACCATCGTCACAATTGGCGATGAAACCATTGACGTGTTGTTGAACATGAACGCGTTTCGCCTCATGTGTCAGGATCGCGACATGGAGTTGTCCGAACTCGATGAGTTCGTCAATGCCAACCCATTGGAGTTTGTCCCATGTGTGGTGTTTTGGGGCGTCATGAACGCCGCCGATTTCAAAGGTGAACCACGGCCCGAAATCCCATTCAATCGCCTCGCCGCGGTTGTGTGTGGTGACATGGACCAATTCACCAATTTGTCGGAGGCGATCGGATCATCCCTTGGAACCAAAGTCGGGGAGGAAAAGTCGGGAAACTGACAGGAGGGGACGGGCCAAAATCCGTTCCCTCATCCCTCCAAACATGGGCGGACCTATACCGCCACGGGTTAGGACTTGGACTCCGACCACATGAGTTTTGGTCGTTCACATTTTTCGAACTCTTCGCATTCAGCAAAGGACGAATTGATGACGACCGCCGCATGTGGAACCACACGTCCAGTTTCATGGCGTTGTTCGCCAATGCCAACCGTGACCCGAAGCGACGTCCAACCCCGTTTGATCCCGCGGACTTTACACCATACAAGGACATCGAAACCGAAACCAATGAAAGTGGATCGAATGAAGTAACCGAAGAACAAAAAAACCTCATTTCACAATGGCGCGTCAATCCCTCCTTTCCGTCGTCCTCGGATTAAAAAGTGACAAATTTGAACGGGGGTTGACATCGGCCCAACGCAAACTCAAAGCAACATCCACCCAACTTTCGAGTGTTGGTCGTGGCCTCACCATTGGCCTCACCGCACCACTCGCCGCGATCGGCGCGTCATCATTCAAGGTGGCCGCCGATTTTGAATTGGCGATGAAAAAAGTGAAGGCCGTGTCAGGGGCCACGGGAAAAGAGTTTGACAAACTCAACCAAAGCGCGTTGGACTTGGGCGCGTCCACCGTTTTTTCCGCTTCGTCCGTGTCATCCCTCCAATTGGAAATGGCAAAATTGGGCCTTTCCTCCGATGAGATTGTCAAGGCGACATCATCCACCTTGTCACTCGCCCAGGCGTTCGGGAATGAATTGGGACCAACCGCCGAAACAGTCGTCAAAACCATCAACCAATTTGGGTTGGAGGCCGAGGACGCGGGCGCGGTTGCTGATGTCATGGCCACCGCATTTGGTGCGTCCGCCTTGGACCTTGAAAAGTTTGGTGGGGCAATGGGCAACGTGGCCCCAGTCGCCAAGGAATTTGGGTTCAGCTTGGAGGAAACCACCGCGTTGTTGGGTGTACTCGCCAACAATGGGATTGAAGGAACCGACGCGGGAACCAAACTCAAAATGGCGTTTTCACAGTTGGCCGCCGAGGGGTTCAACGTCAAAGAGGTTTTCACGGGGATCATCAACGGTTCGTTGTCCTACAAAGACGCCGTCGATTTGCTTGGGAAACGGGCCGCGATCCTTTCCCCGATCCTTGGGAAAAACAAAGATGACCTCGCCGCCCTCGGGTTGGAATTAAAGTCATCCGAAGGACGGGCCAAAGCCATGTCCGATGAAATGGATGATTCCGCCAAAGGGGGCATCGCATCCATGAAATCCGCCATAGAGGGCGCACAAATCCAAATCGGAAACGCACTCGCCCCCGTGGTCCTCAAAATCATTGACAGGATCAAAAGCATGGCCCAAGCATTTGGGGCGATGTCATCCGAAACACAAAAAACAACCATCAAGGTTGTCGCATTCATTGCGGCATTGGGTCCACTCACATCCATCGCGGGTGGTGTGACACGGTTGGTGTTGGGTATGTCCCAGGCATTCACCGCCGTCGCCGCCAAAGGATTCACGGCCAACATGCGTTTCAAACGAATGGCCGTCATGGTTCGCACATTAGGACGGGCGGTCGCCGCCAATCCCATTGGGGCCATCATCACAGTCATCACCGCCATCACCGCGGTGGCCATTCCGTTCATCGCGAACATGGGCAAAATGTCCGATGAGGAACGTGAGTTGGTTGAGCAAACCCGCGCCGCCAACATTGAGTTGGCCAAACAAGTGGGCATCCTACGAACCGCCCTCAACCTGGATGTCAACATGGCGTCCATCAAGGAATTGAGGAATGGGGTGGCGCAAATCAACGCCCAATTGGAGGCGTTCAACACAAAGGCGGTTTCATCCAAAGTGTCCGTCGAACTTGATCGAACGGGATTCAGGGTTCAGGACATTGGCAAAATCGGGGATGAACTTTCCCCGTTGCTGAAAAAGGAACTCGGAACCAAACTCCAAGAACAAATCAACATCCTCACCGCCCAGGCAGTCCAACAAGGATTGTTCGGTGATGACGCCATCGCATTTGTCGAAGGCCGTTTGCAAAAGGTGGTCGACGCCACCGTGAGTGAATACCGTTCAGGATTGGAGGCCAAGCGCGACAAATTCCAATCGGCGTTGGATGAGGCGTTGAACCCTGACGGTGATGAACCCGACCCGATCGACGTGTCATCGTTGTTGAAGGACGCACCCAAAACCCTCGCCGACGTACAATCCGAACTCAAAAAGGAACTCGCCGACATCGCGGAATTGGAGGTGTTGTTTGGCGAAAACTTTGATGATCAAAAGTTCGCCGCAATCGAAGGGGCGATCAAAGAGATTGTCACCGCGGATTTCAAAAATGCGGATGATGCATTGGTCGCATTGGTTGCCCAAATGCAAACGTTCGCCGAGGTCACACAATCCACCGCGGCAAAACTCGCCGAGGATTTCAATGTCGCAGTTGCCGAACTCCAAACACAAAAGGGGTTGGGGATCATTGACGACATGGAATTGGCCAAACGGACCCTCGCCGAACTCGAATCGTTTTTGGTCAACTCATTGTTGGCCGATCCTGATTTCATTGACACGGAACAATTCACGGTCCTCAATGCCAAAATGTTGGAATTGCGGGACTTGTTGGATTCCAACACCGAAGGGGCAAAGCAAACATCCGAAACGTTGTTCAATGCCGCCGATGCGGGACGTGTTGCCGCCGACATCATTGGGGCGGGGTTTGCATCCGCCACCGACGATTCCATTTCATTTGGTCAGTCCGTTTCAAACATATTCCAACAACTCATTTTGGGGGCGATCAAATCGGCGGTCGCCAATGCCATCGCGCTCGCATTCAGTCCAACACCTGACAACATCGCCACGGGTGGCGCGTCGGGTGTGGCAAAGGCCGCGGGATACAAAGCCGCGATCGCCTCATTGCTTGGGTCCATTCCAAAACTCCATGACGGGGGAATGACCCTTGGACCACAACTCGCCCTCATCGGCGACAATCCCTCGGGCCGTGAAGCTGTTATCCCAATGGAAAAAATGGGATCGTTCCTCGGGCAAGTTGCGGGGACATCACAAAACATGAATGTGACGGGACGGATTCATGGTTCGGACATCTTATTGGCCCAAGAACGGGCAAAACGAAATCGCGGTCGATAATGCCAAATCAAGCAACCAACACCACAACAGGCAATTGGCGCGCACGGTACGCGTCGGAATTTTATGACGCCCAGGGACGGCAATGGCGGGTCGAAGTCATTGACAATGAAACCACGTCGATCGCCGCGTCCGAGTTCAATTTGTCACCATCCGACGCACCACATGACGTGGAGTTGACATCGGACGGTTTCAATTTGAGTTGGGACGGTCCATCCGATCACATCGGTGGAACCTTGATCCCGTCATCGTGTGAAATCACATTGGCCATTTCCACGTCAGCAATGGAACCATTGGTGTCGATCATCAAATCATCCAATGACAGGCGGTTCGGTTTGGCGGTGTACTATGACGACGGGGGAACAACCTGGAAACCATATTGGGTGGGAACCCTCAACCATGAGGCCATTGAATATGAATTGAAGGACCGTCCATATTTGGTGACGTTGTCGGCGTCGTGTGGTTTGCAACGATTGGGTGACATCGAGTTCGCCGATGATGGCGACGCATACTTGGACCAAATGTCATTGGCCGAAGTGGTCGCCACATGCCTCAACAAAATCCCGACCGCCAATTTTTGGAATGGGTCGGAATACCAATTGAATGAGGTGGTGGACCTTTACAATGACAGCCATTTGGCCACGTCCAATTGGACCTCAACAGCGGGGGACGCATTCCCCGCGGGTGTCCTGGAAAGGACGGTCGTGAACGCCGCGACATTCTCAAAACGCAAAGAAGGGAAAACCGACAAATACGACCGACGGGTTGCCAAACCCCGTGATTTCAATTCATGCCGTGATGTTTTGGAGGAAATCGCCATCGCACTTGGGGCGCGAATGTTCCTCACTCGATTCGGGTGGTGGGTGTTCCCTCCGAACGCGTACAATTGGGCGCACACATTGCGGGTTCAAAAATGGACACGAACCCAGGTCGCCACCGAAACGATCCAAACCACATTGAGTGGGAGTTTGAACGTGAACACCTCAACCCATGAGGACATCAACTTCGAACAGGATGTTGAAACCAACCACGCGTTGGGTGATGGGTGGGCCAATTCGTATTTGTTGCCAGTCAAACGGGCCACCGTTACACTCACCGACGCGGGCCAACGATCCGTTTTCGGAGTACCTCGGAATTTTTATTTGGATTATCCCAACAGCGGTGGAGGAACCAAAGGATTTGGGAACGCCAATTTGGTGGTGTCCGAGGGTGATTCATTCAACATTCGTGGGACATACACGTCGGGCGATCTTGTCAAGGAATTTGGGGTTTTGGGAAATGCGGTCAACGATTACGGAACCGATCGCATTGGGGCGCGGATCGTCCTTCGATGCAAACTCAAAGTCGGGTCCCTTTACTACGGAAGCGAATACACGGTCGACACCGACACCACGTCAATCGACATGCCAACGGGAACGGGTGGTGATTTGGATTTCAAGGAATTATCGGTCCCATCGCCGTCATGGTCATCAACCGAAAAGTTTTTTGACATCATCATCCCGTGGACGCATTCAACACCCGCCGCCGAGGTGGAGGAGTCCCAGGGATGGACCCGTGTGGGCGGGTTGCATATCCGCGCCACACAAAACGCGGAGTTCGAATACAGGGTCAACCAAACCCAACAAGATGACGTCGCCCATGACATTGATTTCATCACGGTCCCATTGCCATCCACCTCGTCATCATACACAGGGGTCGAAATAACGTTTGACCGAATTGTCGTCACATGCGATGGAAACGTCCGTCAAACATTCCCTCAACTTGAAAACGTTTTCCAATCGGTGGCGATCGTCAATTACGATTCCACGGGTTCGGATTTGGCGTCATACTCGCAAAGCGCACCCGCCGACAGGTTGGACAACATGGTCGTGGGAATCGGGAACAACTCCGATGACGCCGATGTGGATGTGTTCGTTGAGCAAACATCCAACACCGAATTCATTGACCTTGGGGAAACCAGCTTGGGCGACAACACCGTGGCGGGAGTTCCTCAAAGTGACGGGGCCTTGTCGGTTATTCAATACGGTGTCAATTCAATCACCCCATTCCTCACCACAACGGGGTGGAATAGTGTGACCGATTCGGTTTCGGGTGATGATCAACCCACCGAACTTTTGTTGGCCATGTGTCGCGAACACTTGTTCATGAGGGGGAACGTGATGGGCGTTCAACGTGGGGTCATTGCCCCAAAGCATTCAACCGCATCCAACACGTCCGCACCGATGGACATGTTGACGGTGATGAAACACAATTGTTCGACCCAATCGGACCTCGTCGAATACCTGGTCCCGATGAGGTTGTCAATGACAGGTGGTCCCGCCACATTTGACGTGGACGCCTTTGTGAAATCGCGTCAACGATTGAGCCATGAGGAGGCCCAAGACGTCAAAGGAAAAGGAAAAGGGGATGGAGGATCGGGAGGTGGTCCCAATGGCGGTGTTGCCCCCGTTGGTGCGATCGGTGCATCGTCGACCGAAACACCCGAAGGGTTCACGCAAGGGATCATCGCCGAGGCGTATGATGACATCACCGCGATCCAAACCAAAACCGACAACATCACAGTGACCCAGGCGGTGAACTTGGACACCATCGAATCCCAGGTTGGAACCAACGTCACCAACATCGCAACCAATGCGTCAGGCGTTGCGACAAATGCGTCGGACATCACCTCCGTTGAAAGCGATGTCACGTCGATCCAAAACGTTTTGAAATCCACCCTCACGGGTGGCGGTGCGGGTGTATATGTTGACAGTGGAAAGAACACCACGTCATCATTCATGGGCCTCACGTCAACCACCGCAAAACTCCAAGCGGGTGGGGGAAACACACACATTGACATGTCCGAAACCTCACCAGGGTCAATAGAAATGGCCGTCCAGGTGGGACCATCGAACAGTCAAACAAGTTCCACGGCGATCACCATTCAGGGGACCCAGGGTTCGCAGTTGCCAAACATCGAGTTTTCGGGGAATGTGTCGGGGATTGATTTGAATGACCTGGATGACGTCAACGCCTCACCAACGGATGGTCAAGTGTTGACATGGGACAACGCGTCCAGTGAATGGACCGCGCAAACATCCAGTGGTGGAGGAGGTGGAAACGCCTTTGGAACGATCGCCGTTTCGGGACAATCAAATGTGGTGGCCGATGCAACGAACGACACGTTGACGTTGGCCGCGGGAACCAATGCCGTGTTGACCACGGACGCCACAACGGACGAAGTGACAATCGGCGTGAACTCATCGCCAACATTCACCAACATTGTGACCACGGGGTCGATCGCCTCAGTCGGTAACATTGGATCAATCACGGGGTCCATTTCGGGCGTGGCGGGTTCATTCACAGGCGACGCAACCTTTGGAGGTGATGCGACCATATCGGGCGACCTATACACCACCAACCTCAATTTCATTGGTGGTGGGTCATCGGCAATTGGTCCGTCCACCGTTGCGGGGTCGTCACCGTCCGACCTGGAAATACAATCCAACGGAAATGTCACGGTTGTTTTGGACTATGACAGCAACGAACCCGCCCAAGCGTTCATCGTAAAAAACCAAGCGGGGACAACCATTTTTCAAGTCGATGAAGATGGTGTCACATCGGGTTTGTTGACGACCGTTTCTCCGACAGTTTCGGGGGTGGCGTCGTCATACTCACAGGCGGGCGCAGTGAGTGGGATTTCGATTTCCAATCATTCAGCGGGTCGGACATATGACGCCAGGGTGTACAACTCCGCAGGTGTGGAACAAACAGCGAACCCCGTGACCGTTGACAGTAGTGGGAACGTTACTTTTTCCGCGCCATCAACCGTGGCCACGGGATATGAACTTCGAATTTTTGCCGCCGATGTGGGTAAACTCCGAAGCGTCACAACAACATCAACTTTTGAAGTTATCGCCACCAGGAATTTCAGTCATTGGCGGTTTCAGTCATACACATCAACGGGGTCAGCGAGTTCCGCCAAAATGTATGTCGGCGACATCCAATTGTTCACACTTGCAAATCGAGGCGGGACCGAATATCCAACCACGAGTTTGACAAGCAACACAAGCGAATCGGGGATCACCTTGTCGAGTGGTTACCAACACTCCTCAACCTACGCACCTTGGAAAGTCGGCGACGTCCACACCTACACGGGTTGGTGGACAATTGGGAACGGCACGGCGGCGAATGCATGGGTTCAAATTGAATTTGCAACGGCCACAACGCTTGGGAGTATCACGGTAACAACCAATCGAAGTTTCACGGACGCCACAAACATCAAGGTTTTCGGAAGCAACACGGGCAATTTTTCGGGTGAGGAAATTGAGGTCGCGGATTTCAGTGGTGTGGGGACGGGGAGTAACCTACAATCATTTTCACAAAACATTTGACATGACGTTACACGAAGGCGCAACCAACGAAATCAACTCGCGATGGCCCGAACACAAACAACGAAATGTCGGGATGGTTTGGGAGTTCTATGGTGAACAGTACGCCAAAAACATGATGTGTGGAATTCAACTTGTTCGTGACGTTTACCACGAACTCAAATTGTCAGGTGTGACCGAATGGTCCGTTGATCAAGCGATGACCGATTTGTTGAACTCATTGGTTGATGACGTGGATGAATCATTCAGAATTTGACAGCGTCAACCCCAAACAAAACTCACGTCGACAAATTGAAACCCACATGGAGAAGTTGGACCAAATCATCACGACGTTGGCGCGTGTCGAAACCAAATTGGATGGTGTTTCCGATCAAGTCAAGGAACACGATGAGGTCATTGATGGACTCCAAAAAAAGTGGTGGTCAGGGGTTGGGGCCTTTTTCCTCGCCGTTGGCCTATGGTTGAAACAATTGGTGGGGTGAAGTACAACCGAATCATCCTCCATTGTTCCGCAACCTCGGAAGGTGACAACATCACCACGGAAACGATTCGTGAGTGGCACACCTCACCACCTCGGAATTGGTCGGACATCGGATACCATTTCATCATCCTCAATGACGGCATGGGAACAGTCGAGAGAGGGCGACCAGTGTGGCGCAATGGAGCGCACACAAAAGGACACAACGACACGATCGGCATTTGTTACGTTGGAGGGATCGACGGGATGGGTGATCCGTGTGACACCATGACGGACATTCAGGAATGCGCCTTTTTTGAATTGGTCGACCAACTCCGTTTTGTGTTTGGTCCGATCACCATTCATGGCCACAACGAATTCAGCTCGAAGGCGTGTCCATCGTTCAACGTCCTGGAAAAGTGGGGACGGACATTCACCCAACGCCCAGGCATTGAGGAGGCGTAAAAGGGTCAAGGCGAAAAGCAATCGCCACGGGGAGGGGAGTGAATACGAAATCCAAAAACGTTTCGCGGAATACATCGACACCGAACACCCCAATGTGTTGTGGTGTGCGTCAGCGGGTGGGGCGCGGACCTCAATGAATGAGGCCAAGCGCATGAAAGCCACGGGATACAAAAGGGGATTCCCTGACGTGTTCGTGTATGAACCCCGAGGATCGTTCCAGGGCCTCGCCATTGAAATGAAAAAGGATTCGGGGGGACGTGTGAGTCCGAGTCAAAAAGAGTGGCAACAGGCCCTCGAAACGCGTGGATACCACGCCACCATCGCCAAAGGTTTTGAAATGGCGGTCGACATCCTCGAAAAATACTTGTCGCAAACCCTGGATTGACGGGGGTTTTGTCGCAAATGACAAAAAAAGGTGTGTTTTCTTGTCGTTTTGTGTCGGTACAAACAAACATTGTGCGTATATTTGTCACCGAAGGGCGTACAAAATGACCCCTCAAAAACGTAAAACACTGAAAATGAGCAACTTAAACACAACCGACAAAGGATTCAAGAATTTCAACCGTCACGACGTATTCACCCGCGACATGCACAACACCGCGTGGGCCATCAAACGTGTGGTTGAAACCGCCGAATACGACAACACAGGTTCATTCATGGGACCCGTATTCAACAAGGTCATGGGATTGTTCGATGGGTATTTGTACAACAACCTCATCCAAGATGTGGCCGCGGTTGGATGCAACGAACAAACCATCAACGACCTCACCGAAATCGTCCAAATCATTGAGGCGCGCATATGGTCCGAAGGCGAAACCCAAACCCCAATTTTCTAATTGACCCCAACTCAAAACGACAACAAACACACAAACACATTTCAATCATGAACGAACAAACAATCACACCAGGAACACACGTCGGACACAACTACGCACCGATCCAAAACGAAGTCACATGCATGGGTCGCACATTCACCGAACACAAAATTGGTGTGTTCAACGACGACACATTGATCGCGGATTTTTACAACCGAAGTGATCAAACCATCGAAACACAAGTTGAATGGGCGGTCGAAGAACACATCACCAAATCCATGCGCGATGGCGAATTCGACAATGAATCATTGGTCGGGATGTTCGTGTGCAAACTCCTTTGGTCGGACGTCAATTGTGTTGGAAAGGTCGTCGGGACATTCGGCAAAACTGGAATCATCGTTGAGCCTTGGGACGGCGTTGAGCAAACAACCAAAATGGAATTCATCCCAGGTGGTTTTGCGGGCCATTGTCCAAACAATTGGGCGCAAAAATGGAGATTCGAAAAGGTCGAAGGCGACAACATGCGGATGAGGTTGGGAAAAGGGTTCCTCAAGAATGGTTACCGATTGGATTTTGCACCGCGCAAACACTATGATTTCAACTTCTGAATCATTTGACAACCTGGAGGGGGCGGGGAAACCCGCCCATTTTCCTCCTAACTTTGACCCCATGCCAAAGCCAAACAAACGAATTGTCGTTTTCATTGAGTCAACCCCCGAAGGTCAAACCATCCAGGCGTTCACCAGTGTCAAACAATTGTTGGCCGTTCATGACGTCGCACCATATGACACGATCATGAACCATTTGTCCAGGCGTGGGGGTGCGTTCGTCAAAGGTGATGTCACCATCGAACGGGTGACCGTCAACCCATCACCGACCTCGGATCACGATTCGGTTGAATCCTGAATGGTCAAAGCGATCACCAACGTGGTGAATGCCACGATTGAGGTGACATACATTCCCAACCCAAGCCACAACCCAAAGGATTGAACGTCGGGGTTTTTGGCTTCGCACATGCCCCACATGTTGAGCATGATGGCGGCGATGCACAAAAGGCGCATGGTGGCGGCGTCACGGGTGGACACCCATTTCCAAATTGATTTCATGTTGTTCCGTTAAATGATGGACCCGTTGATGATCCGTTTGTTTTCGACTTTGAACCACCCATTGGTGTGGTCGATTTCGATGAATGCGGCCCCATGATTCCATCGGTTGATCGGCATGTAATCGGGCGACAATTCGCACAGGCAACCACACGACCAGGTCGTCACCAAATCGCCATTCAAATCGCGTTCGGTGTGTTCACTGGTTTGGTGGTGGTGGCCACAAATGGTTGATGTTTTTGAACGATTGTACAAACCGCGGGCGGGGTTCACAGATGAGGACGCCCCACCGCGTCCAAACTCATGTCCGTGGACGATGTTGAGTTTGCCCGCCTTTGCCACACGTTTCCCGTCGATGAGTTCGATTCCAAGTTTTTCAAACCCCAACAACTTGTCGATCCTGAATTCATCAACCGACAACAACTCGGGGGCCTTGACCCTCATGTATCGTTCAAACCGTTCCTCATGGTTTCCAAGCTGATAAAACATCGCCGCATCGGGGAACTCACGTCGGATGATCCCCAGGACCTCACGTCCCATTTCCAGTTCATCGGCAAACCCACGTTGTCGGGGGTCACGTTCAAATGTTGAAAGGGAGTAAAAGTCCAAGAAATCACCGCCAATGAATACCGTGTCAATGCGCCGATCCATTCCCAGTTGAATGGCCGCGGTCAATGCCTCGATGTTGTGATATGGGACATGTATGTCCGTCAGGTACAGGACGCGGGAACATGACTCGGGGAGGATGAACGGGATGAATTCAACTTCGTCGGATTCGGGAATCCCAAATGGGTTGAACAATGATTCGTCAAATGGACGCGCCAATTTTGCGTGGGCGTGTTTCCTGGATTTGGAACCCGTCGCACCTCGAAAATATCGGATCGCAGTTCGGGCCGCCTCAACAGTCGTGAACATGGAGGGGTTGTCCGTCATGACCTTTTTGGCCAACGTGAGGGATGGCGTGTTGGGGAATTGTTCCAACAGGTCGTGGACGTATGCCCAGGCGGGGGACAATGGACGTGGACTCATGATCGTGGGGGTGTTCGTTTGTCGTACACCGACCGAAGGGTGAAATATCCACCCACCGCGGTGACGATGAGGATTTCATACAGTGTGACCCATGCGTCCCGAACCTCAAAGGCAATTTCCAGGGAGTCAAGGACGATGAACACAAACAAGGCGATGACCAGGGACAACACGATCATGGGCCGTGTGTGTTTGGCCAACCATGAATCGGATGAGTTGTCAGACGCCCAACGTTTGGTCAACTCGGATTCCATCGCGATCCGTTCCGACACGATGAGGTTGTGGAGTTCGACCCGTTGTTCATGGGTGACATCGTTGTCCAGGTCGACCAGGTTTTTGACGATACCCAAAACACCCGAATCGGGGAGAGCATCACCGACCGCGTCCAATACCTTTGGGGCGGATGTTCGGAGCCATTGACCGACCTTTGTGTCACGGAGTTTTTTTCGTTTCGCGTTGTCCAAGGCCACGAAACTCATTCATCGCCAATGGGATGTGGTTGACGTCGTCAAGTTCGATTCCTTGCAAAAACGACCCACATGACGACCCACATGGGGTTTGAATCACCTGAAACCACTGAATTCATTGACATGTTGTTAGCCCCCTACGGGCTACAAAACGAACAAACCCACATCCCCCACGGTGTGGGTTTTTTCATGCCTAAACATCCCGCAAACCCCCGCCAATGCGGTTGATTGGGTGTTGACAGTTGCGAAAGGGAGAAAAATGGTGTAGGTTTGGAGGTTATTAAAACGGCCCAAAACGACCCACATCACGACCCACATCACGACCCACATGAAATTCAACCTCACATTGGCCCGCCCAGATTCGACCGAAACGTTGGTCCACCTCATCGCGTTCATCAACAAACGCCGATTCAAAACGGGTTTGATTTCAATTCCAACCGCGGCATGGGACAAAACCAACCAACGGATCAAGACGGGAACATCCAAAAACCTCATCGCCCTCCAAAGTGATTTGGACAATGCGATCACAGCCATTGTAAACCTCCACAATCAATTGGTCGTCAACGATGGGGTCGAACTATCCGTTGAGGCAATGCGCGACGGTGTGAAGCGAATGAAGGAAGGCAAAGTCGGAGTCGCCGAAAAGGTGTTGACGTTCAATCAATGGGTGGATGAGTTCATTGAGGAAACGGAGCGTGGTGAGAGGACGAACCAAATGGGGCGTCAAATTGATCGTCGAACCGTTCAGAAGTACCGAACCACACAAAAGATGTTGGACGCATTCTCGAAACGTGTGTGGGGACGCGTCATTCGGTTTGATGAGATTGACGAAAAGTTTGTTGGCCAGTGGGCAAAATTTAGGTCGGAGGGCCACGGCAAAGTTGCGGGGGTTGGAATTAACACGATCGCCAAAGACATGGCGGTCATCAAAACGTGGATGAAAACATCGTTTCAACGCGAGGTTCACAACAATCGCAAGTGGGAATCCGACGCGTTCAAACCGCGTGAAGTCAAGGTCGCCAAACCACACCTCACAATTGAGGAGGTGTCCCAATTGGAAACATTCAAAATTCCCAAGAAGGTCCACAACAATGGTGTCGAACGAACCTCATGGGATACGGTGCGGGATTATTTCATCATCGCATGTTGGACCGCCGCGCGTGTGTCGGACCTGAAACAATTTCGGGACCTCATCGCCCTCCGATACAAGGAGAACGGAAACAGTTGTCCCGATCAACTGACATTCATTCAGTCCAAGACCAATTCCGAAGTGACCGTCCCGATGTTGGAACCCGTCAAACGGATCGTCAATCGGTACAAAGGCCAATTGCCGAAGTTGCCGAACGAATCAAAGATGAATTCAACGGTGAAGTTGGTTTGCAAGGCGGCGGGCCTGGATCGTGTCGTTGAACAGGCGTCCACCAATGCGAAATCCAAGGATGTTTCCCGAAATGAACTTTGGGAGTTGGTGACCAATCACACGGCGCGACGAACATTCGCGACGAACGTGTACAACCTCGACATCATGTCACTTGGGGAGTTGATGTCATTGACTGGTCACGAATCGGAATCATCATTGATGGTGTATTTGAACGTCAGTCGTTTGGATGTGTCCAAGCGCGCGGGCCTACGATTGACAGCAAAGGCCAAGGAGTTGGGATTGTAAGTCAGCAAAATGACCGAATCCACCTCGCCAATTCGGTTTGGCTTGGGGCGTACATGTCAGGGATGCGGGGTTGTCGCTCGATGAGTTGTCGGAATAACTCATGGACCTCATCCCATGTGAGTGATTCGGCGTTGATCCGCGACATGAAGTCGTGGTCCTCATCGCCCTCGATCAAGGCGGTTTCCAACAAATCCTCCAAACGGTAACGGGTGGCCAAGTCGACCACCCGCCCATCAAGCTGTTCAAATACGTCGTCGATCCAATCACCCACGGTGGACATCCTCATCCTCACCAAAAACACCGTGTTGGTATAGGTTAGTCAAGGAGAGGACACAACGGGACATGGCGCGTTTCTCGCTCATCTCAACCAGGTGTTTCGACATGCAATTTTCCTTTGTTGCCGAACCATATGTTTCGATTCGCTTTTCGGGATCGTTGCGTCGCCATCCATGCGCCTTGATCACCACGAAATCGCGATCGCATTGTATCACCTCGAATTCGATGTGGATGTTTTGGGTGGCCTGGATTTTCTGAATGCCCGATCGTTTGACGATGGTGAAATGTTTGGCGACAAATATGTCATCCTTTGAAAGTCCATTGGATTCAAACAGGTTTCGGAGTTGGGGTTTTTCGGAGTCGTTCAATTTCATTTTTTCATGAGTTTTTCGATGGCCGCGCGAAGTCGCGTTCCGTCGAGGGTGAGTTGTTGGATGGTTTTGTAG